ATGCCTTATCATCCGCGCTCAGGACGTAGACGATCTCGCGCTCGGCCATTACTTCGTCTCCTTAAAGGCTTTCTGCGTCTCCTCGGATTCGTTCTTCAGGCCCGTGAGCATGAACATATATTCCCCTATCGGCAGCGACTTCACCTCATCGTATGAGAGGTGGAACTCGTGCATCAAGGCCCAGATGTTTCGAGCTTCGCCTGTTCGGCTTCCTTCCTCAAGTCCCGAAAATCCAGGTGCTGATGTGTCAATGCGGCGAGCGCGACCATCTTGTCCACGCCCATCCTCTTGAGGTCGTCCATCGTCGCGGATGGATCGACCTTGTTGAGCATCTTCCAGGTTTCCAGCAGGACAAGTTCCCCACCTTCCTTTTCGTGAAGCCGCTTCAGCTCGTCGTTATCGTATTGGGTGAGGGTCTTGATGCGGATGGTCCCTAGTTCCTCGTCCTCTATCACTATTATCTCGTCGGCCTTCTTGATGAAGTCGGCCAGTTTGAAGTCGCTCATTGTCGTAGTCCTCACGGAACGGTTCTTATCAGCGGTCCGCTGCCTCTTATCCTGATGGTGACCGTCGCAAGGTCGCCCACGTTCCCGGAGATGGATGGGTAGGTTTCCAGCACGCCCGTCCCATCATAGGACGGGTTGGTCGCGCTCATCGCCGCGCTCGTCGCCCGCACCTTGAACACGAATGGGGCCGCCCCGACCAATGGGAACAATACCTCATCCACCATAGCCGCATCGAAGTCCTGGTTGAACTCCACCTCTGCATCCCAGTCGGCGAATCCCGCCAATCTCGTCTTTGCCGTCGCCCCGCTCGCGGTCGTTTCCTTTATGTCCGCCCCACAGTTCAGCTTGACGCTTCGGACGTATGCGCTCAGGTTCTCCGTGGTGATGGTCACCGTTGGTGTGGTCAGCACGAATATAGCCATTACGTCACCTGTTGCAGCGCCCCGGTTCCCCTTACCCTTACCGTGGTCACGGCCAGGTCCCCGACGTTGCCGGAGATGGGGTTGTATGATTCCAGGACCGCGTTGCCTTCATATGATGGGTTGGTCGCGCTCACTCCCGCGCTGGTGGCTCTCACCTTGACGGCGAACGGTGCAGCTCCCACCAGAACGAACACGGTCGCATCCACCATCGTCGCCGCAAAGTCCTGATTGAACTCCATCTCCATATCCCAGTCGATGAATCCAGCCAGCCTTGTCTTGGCCGCATCCCCACTTGCCGTGGTCTCCTTGATGTCCGCGCCATAGTTTATCTTGACGCTCCTGACATACGCGCTCAGGTCCTTGGATACGAGCGTTACCTGAGGGCTTTTCAATACGAATATTGCCATGCTTTTGTCCTCCTACAATATACCGACGACCCCATGTATCGTGAAATGGGGCAACGTTCCTCCAATGGTCCAATACAAGCGCCAGTAGGTGTCGGTATATGCCCCTATCTGGGTCTTGTATTGGTTGCCTATCCCAGTCAGCTGGTCGAACACGATGACGTCGGTGGGACTTCCGAACCCAACCAACGTATCGCATTGGACCTTGACGTCGCATGTGGGTAGCGTGCCCGAGGCGGCGGTGCAGTGAAGGGCGGCATAGACCGTCTGGGTGGATGTCGCCGCGCCCAACAGTCTCGGCGTCCCTCCGGCGGTGGCTATCTTGTCCCCTTCGGCAAGGACCAAGCCCCGGACGAATGGCCCCGCGCCCCGACATTCCACCGTGAACCTGACCAGATCGCCGACCATATAACCTCTATCGAACTTCGGTACTAGGGCATTCATGAAGAACGCCCGCTCGCCATCCGCGCCCGTGGTCGGGCATACCGTCACTGGAACTGCCGCCCCGCCTACGCGGTCAGGTAGATAATCCCCAATGGTCGCGGCCGCGTCGTCCTCCAAATAGCCCTCGCCTTCTATCAGGCCGTCCGTCATGCCTGGTATCCTCGTCTTATAGGTCGCGCCGCTGGCCGTCGTCTCTAATATATTGATATCCACGTTGGCCTTGACGCGGTTCTCGCGCCCGGAGAGGTCATAGCTCCCCACATAATGCTTACAATTTTTCAGAACATATACTGCCATTCTCAGCCGTCACCTCCCCGTATTCTAGTATCATGCCGCACTTCTTGCAGATGCTCTTCGTTCCCCCGGCGGTGGTGGCATCCAGCCATTCGTGCCTGCATCCGATGGCTTTATCTTCCTCGGGGAATTGAGATATGCCGTCTAGTTCGGCCTCGATCGCCTTGAGGTTCGCCATTACCGCCGCGAGCTGTGCTTTGATGAGTTGAACTGTCTCCATCTACTCCCTCGCTTTGATGACCTTGAAATTGATGACGTATGAAATCCTGTTGTTCTTGTCCCGGCCCAGGCATTCGGGCGCGTGGTTCGCCTTGATGAATAGATATCTACGAGAGTTGAGTGTGAGTTCTGATGCGCCATGAAGTGTCGTGTAGACCGTATTGGCGTTCGCCTTCGCGGTCGCCCGCGTGGGTGCGCGTATGATGACTTGAAGTGTGGGGGATTCGATGCTAGCCACCAGGTCGGGGCTTTCGCCGCCTGCTGCCGTGAGCGCGATGCAATCATCCGGTGTCTCGGGCATGATGTCCTGCGTAATATTCGTCCCTACCGTGCGGGTCATGGCGGTGGCGAGGTAGTCGGCCACGTCATCGACCATCATTTTATCACCATCTTCATCTCCGCCTCGAACTCATTAAGCATATCTTCCTTGCCCGCTTCTATCGCATCCTCTAGGAATTTGGCCTTCGTCGGGGGATTGTGATAGGCGTTCATGTTCTCGTGAACGTAGATGGCGTAATCGGTGTAATACCCAAGCGATACCGCGATGCCCCCACGCGCAGGCACGCTCACCGCCCCGCTCGCCCGAAGGATGCCCGTATCCACCGGACACCACTTCTTCGATTGGTTCATTATCTTGGAACCGCCGGACCACAACGCCCTCCGCGCCGCCTCGGGAATGTTGCCCGCCATCTCCCTGAGCGACCGTATCATCTCTTCCTTCCCTTTGACGGTGATGGAATATTCGCTCATGTGTAGATCCTCTTAGCGAAGGCCGCCCCCGCCGCGTCATAGATCGTCTCGATGCTGAGTATCAGTGGAGTTGTTCCGTCCGGCATGGTTATCTTGTCTTTCAGTGTAACCGTCGTCGCGCCATCTACGAGTATCTGAGCGGTAGATACCTTCTCTAGTCCTGCCGCGTCCCTTATCATTTGGACCTTGCTCGTTATCAGGCATGCGGTCGCTACGCCCGTGCCCCAGGTCGGCTCGCTGTCCTCGCCATAGTTCGCGTAAGGCGCTAGTGTGATGCTTTCTTTGAGCCGTGTCTTAGTGCCGGTGCGCATTCAGTTGGTCCCCCATCGGTTGCCTGTGATGTAGTTCAATATCGCGTCGCTCCGTCCGACCGAACGTGATATGGGCTCGTGAAGGACTTCGTAGTGGACCCTCCGCTGGTCGTATAACTTCTCGGGTGATTCGTGCGTCAGTGTGAAGGTGAGAGGATTGATGCGGGCGCACATGATCAGTTCGTTCGATACCGTCGCATTCGCCGCCAGCCTCAGGTCCGATGAACCCGTCGTAATGAGGTCGTATATCTTGTGTCCTGCCGCTAGCTTGAGCGTCTTTGCCAGCCCGGTGAATATCCACCTTGCCGCACTTGGTGTGTAAGTTCCCGCGCTCAGATCGACCGAACCACTCGCTTTTATTTGTGTTATGTTCGCTTCTGTCAGTGTGCCGTCCGCACTTACGGTTATGTCGCCGGAATCTATTGTTGCGCCTGCCACGCTCGATAAGATGATGCCCCTGGTCGAATCCGCGACAGTAGATGACGCCACACCACATCCCGCAAGATCAAGCGTTATAGTATTGGCCGCATGAGCCGAGGATGCGGTGAGAGAAGAATCGAACGATGCGTTTCCGCCTAACGAGCACGTCCTGCTGGCAGCGGCCGCCGCATTGAGGCTCAAGGTCGCTGGGCAGGTTACTGTCCCCGGTATCCAAGTGAACGCCGCGTCATGCAACTCGAATACTACGCTTCCCGTGCCTGCGCCCGCAATCATCCCTGCGTGTGAATAGGTATATCCTGAATAGAGCAGGACCGTTAGGACTTTGGTTGTAGCCACCGTTATCGTCGTACTTGCGGCGGTGGTCAATCCGTTGGTGGAACACGATGCGGCGATGGATATGGCCGGACTTCCCGCCCCTATCGCGAACGTGCCTTGTGCCTGTGCCAGATCCCACGTGCAAGCACCGGCATGAGCCGAGTTGAATATGATATTATCCCCCGCACCTGGAGCGGACGCTGGATTCCACGCACCAGCGGTGCTGGCCGAATCGGCCGCATCACTCACCCAGGTGTGGTCCACCATCTATCTCACCCGATGCTTGTCACGAATGCGTTCACTGCCGTCGCATCCTTGGCCGCGTCCCCGTTCACCACGCTCAACAGCCTGAGATACTTATAGCCAGTTACCAGGAACTGTTGATTCCTCTTCGTTATCGTGTTCGATGTCATCACGATGGTGCTGGAGAAGCTCGGGACCGTTGGCTCTGCCGTCGTTGTGTTGTATAGTATCCAGTTGAATGTGACCGTGCCACTAGCCGCCGCTTCGCCCGTCACCTTCATTAAGATATCGACATAGTCCGATCCTTCGACGTACAGCACGTTCGCTTCCGTCACCGTCGTCGGACTGAAAGTCGCGGTCTGTGCGATGTTAGACTTATCCGCCACTAGCGCATTCATCTTCAAACTTGATTGAGTTAGCCTCATGTTTCACCTATTTACCTTGTAGATGCGGCTGGATTGGCGCAGAGCCGCCGTCGCCTTCCTGATGTAAGCGTCAATCAATGACTTCGCCCCGTTCCTGAGTTCTGTAATCGCCCCATCCAGATTATCTGACAACGAAAGTCCACCAATGCTCAACGAACTCGGTTGAGTGCCGTCCATCCGATGCCGCGTGACCACACCGGCGATGCTCAGTTTCAATGATGCCGCCTTTAAGATGCTGTCCGAGCTGGGAGGCGTAAGTCCGGCGGCATAG